GCTTACGGCTTTACACGTACACTACCTACAATAACAGGCAGTCACTCCGACTTCCCTGTATTGCTTACGGCTGGTTGTTTTCCTACATCGGCAGTAGATGGGGAGTTTCATGTTAACGAGAGTGTGTCTGAACTTGATAGTGTACTGGTTAATTATTCATCACTTCCTGATGTCACTAGTGGGTTGTTGTTCAACGGAACTACAGAATACGCAACACTAAGCGATGAGGTTACCATTACAGGTGTTGGCTCAGTCTTATTTACTGGTATTATACATGCAACCTCGAAAGAAACATTAATAGGGAGAGCTGTAGACAAAAGCTATTTACGAATCAATTCTGCCACACAAGTCAGGTTATCGAGGGTAGCCGACTTTGCAACACTAACCACTACAGTTCCTACAATACAGACTGAGCTGCTCACAACTTTTGGTTTTAGGCGAGATGCTACTAATGATGTGTATTGGGTTTTTGACGGGGTAGAGACATTACTCGGAAATATGTCAGGCGATTTGACCTTTAACAGGTTTTGCCAAAAAAATAATACTGATTATGCAAATGTAACACTAACAACTTGCGAGATTACTGTTGGCGCGGTAAAAGTACAAGAGCACGACTTTACAACAATATCATCTCCAATCCTAAATGGTGGTGGCAATTTACGCGCTTACACTGATGACACTAAAGCAACACAACTACCTTTAGAAGTTGTTACCTTTGTAACAGGTGGTAGTCCAGAAGTTCAAGTGTGGGTTAAGGCTACAGCAGTTACAGGGGGTACTATATATTTAGAGGCTGATTCAGTAGCTACAAGCCAACCAGCGGTTACAGATACTTATGGTAGAAATGCTGTTTGGGTTGATGGGTACAGGGTGTACAACGAAGATAAAGAGGACTCAACAGGTAATACTACAGAGGCGCTACTATCAGCCAACCAAAATACTGTATCTGACCTAGGGAGTCAGGTTGGCTCTCTTGCATTCAGCTTTGACCCTAGTGATTGGGTTGGTTTTAGCTCTACTAGCAAAAAACTTGTATACAGAGATGGGTCAGGGTCGCTTTTTAACCTTGAATATGACAGGTTCTATGAGCGCTTTGAATTTTCCTATAGGGGAGGCTTTGGTAGCTCTGTTGCTGTTGCCTCGACTATAATTTACACATCGGACAGTGACTTTGATAACCCTCATCTTGTGCAAGTTTCGTGGAATTATTTAGCTGGTGTTACACTTAGGGTTCACAACGGTGCGAGCAGTGAGTCAACGCAATCAACCACCGGAACAACAAACAGTTATACGAAAAAAGCGTCTTCATTTGTTGGCTCAAGCACAGATACCACAAGTTTTAAAAGTTTAATTGTTAGAAATATAGCAGTAAGTCAGAATTATTTAGACGCAGAATACGACAACCAAAGCGACCCTGTTAATTGGGGTACATCTAGTGCTTGGGCTAGTGGTGGTGGTGGTGGAATATCAATAACAGAGCAGTTAAAAAATACTGCTTATTCAGTTAATAATCCAGCAATAAGTTTTACTGGTACTGTTTCAGTAAGCGAACAACTAGTTGCAAGCACATACACTGCTTTAAACCCTAGCATTGATTTAACGGGCGGCATTCTAGTAACTGAAAACCTAGTAAACTCTAACTATTCAACACTAGACCCATCTATAGATTTAGTTGGTGTAATTGCAATACAAGAGCAGTTAAAAAACTCTACTTACTCTCCGAACAATCCAATAGTAGACCTAACAAGCTCAGTAAGCATTACTGAAAACTTAGTTAACACGAGCTACACAAGTAACAATCCTACAATAAGCTTTGTTACTTATACCTCTATTGATGAGCAATTAGTAGAAAACCAGTACAACACTAATAACCCATCTATATTGTTAACGCCAGAGCCACTAGGAATAGTTTCAACGGTTTGCTTTGATGGGGTTATGATTGATTTATCTTATAATGGAAAACAAAGTGAGTTAGTGTTTAATGGAAATAACAATATTATTGCTTTTGATGGTAATGTGAACGAATTAGAATTTAATGGTATAATACAAACAACATGCGCCTCTGGTAGCATAAAAACAAATTGTTAGGAGAATAAAAATGGCAGCAGGCGATTCAAAACTAGCTCAAGAATACCCGTTACAAGCAGGTAAGGGCGAATACAACAACTCATCAGATACATTTAGAATCTTCTTTTGTTCTGATACTTACGCGGCAATAGACGCAACACAAGCACCATTCAATCTAAGTGATGTAACTCAGGTAGGCGGTGGTAACTTTCCTATTACTGGCATAGTGTTATCAAGTGTAACATGGGCACGCAGTGGTGCGGTATCTACTTTAGATTATGCTGATTTAACAACTATTGCTAAAAGCGCATCTAACCCGGCAACAATACGAACGGCGGTAATTGTAAATGACACCTCGACAAGTGATGACATTTACAAGGTTGTTGATTTAACAAGTGATGGCTCAACAGCTATTGATGTGGTTAACAATGATTTTGATTACACTGTTAACGCTTCTGGTAGTATAACTGGTACGGTGGCTTAATATGTCATGTTCAAATAATCTAACTAACAACTCAGGGCAGACATTCAAAACTAGAATTACTGAATGCTCAGACTCAACAGCAACTATTGACGCATCAAACTTTAGTGAGGCGTTATATAGAATATTTGCAGCAGATTGCACAACCGTACTAGTAACAGCAAGCTTGACAGGCGGCGAGATAGCTGTAGAAGCTGATACTGATGAAGAAGGTAATGCTATCAATGTATTTAGAACTACATTAACTAAGATTATGATGGCTGATACTATCGTGCCTGCTAGTCAATACACTCATTCATTTAAGGTTACTAATAGTGCAGGTTTAGAATTGCCTCCAGTATTTCAAAACACTGTAACTATAGTAAGAGCGTGTGACTAATGGCAAAACACGCAGGCGGCAGGCCAACAAAAATGACACCTGAAACAATCCAGAAACTTGAAACAGCTTTTATTGCTGGGTGTACTGATTTAGAGGCTTGCTGTTATGCTGATGTTAGCAAGTCAACTCTATATGACTACTGTCAAGATAACCCTCAGTTTTCGGAGCGAAAAGAGACACTTAAAAATCAACCTGTTATGCAGGCTAGGTTTATAGTACAAGAGGCGCTTACTACTGGGGATTTACCAACAGCCAATAAAGTCATTGATAGAATAACAACTCAGAAGATAGACCAGAGCAACACTAACGTTGAATTAACGCATGAGCAGTGGCTAGAGACACTTGAGTAAGCTACAAATGTTAAAAGATGATTTCGACTTCTACTCTCGCAATTGTTTGAAAATTAGAACAAAGGATAAGGGGTTACAGCCTTTCTTAATGAATGAGGCTCAACGCTTTATACATAACAAGTTAGAGCAGCAAATAAAAGACACTGGCAAAGTTAGGGCTATACTATTAAAAGGTAGGCAGCAAGGGGCTAGTACATATGTAGGTGGTAGGTTCATACATAAGACCACGCATAATAAAGGTGTACGGGCGTTTATATTAACGCATGATGGTGAGTCAACTAATGCTTTGTTTGAAATGACAGAGCGTTATCATGAGAATTTACCTAAATATATAAAGCCGAGTACATCAGCGGCAAACGCTAAAGAGTTGCATTTTGGTGTATTAGATTCAGGTTATAAGATAGGCACAGCAGGAAATAAAGCAGTAGGGCGTGGACAAACTATTCAATACTTTCATGGTAGCGAGGTAGCATTTTGGTTAAACGCAAGCGAACACACAAAAGGAATAATGCAAGCCGTACCAGATGCCGATGGCACAGAAGTAATATGGGAAAGCACAGCTAACGGTGTGGGCAATTTCTTTCACGAGCAATGGAAGTTAGCAGAGAAAGGATTAAGTGAATTTATACCTATTTTTGTTCCTTGGTTCTGGCAGTCAGAGTATAAAAAGACTTTACCTGATGATATAAGTTTTACTGATGAGGAAATGGTCCTGCTAAATCAGTACAGCTTAACTAAAGAGCAATTGTACTGGCGAAGAATCAAAGTAGCTGAATTAACAACTGATGGCGTAGACGGCTCGAAGGCATTTAAACAAGAGTACCCAATGAACGCAGCAGAAGCGTTTCAAGTGTCAGGCGGTGATGGGTTAATACAATCAGATGCTTGTTTGGTAGCTAGAAAGAACGATGTAAAAGGTAGTGGCCCGTTAGTTGTTGGTGTTGATCCAAGCCGGGGCGGTGATAGATTCGCCACTATAAAAAGACAGTCGCGTAAAATGTATGATATGAAATCTTACAAAGGCGAAGAGTGTAACAAGTTAGGTAAGAATGTAGCTATCTGTATTGAGCTGCTAGACACAGTAGACAAAGAAGCAGGCAAAGTGCCTGATATGATGTTTATTGATGCTGGTGGCGGTGCTGACATCGTGGATAGATTGCATGAGTTAGGTTATAAAAAAAGAGTTAAGGCCGTTTACTTTGGCTCAACTCCTTTAAAGCCTAAGAAGTACAAGAATAAAAGAAATGAAATGTGGGGCGAGATGGCTGATTGGCTAGTTGATGAGTCTCTACCAGTACAGATACCAGATGATGATGAAATGCAGGCTGATTTGTGCGCCTCACCTTATGAAAGAGATAGTAACGACCGTAGAGTATTATGGTCTAAAGATAAGATTAAATCCAAGTACGGGTTTAGTCCTGATTACGGCGATGCTGGCGCGTTAACATTCACGGAGCCAGTAGGTAAAACTAAAGTAAAATTAACATTCGATTCAATTTGTTAAGGCGTTAAAATGGCAATAGATATAGATTTCAGCAAACATAGTAACGTCTTAGTGATGATATCAGAGGCACAAGACGCAACCACAGACTCAAGGCAGGCTACAAGGGATGCTAAGTTATTCCTTAATAAGCGTGATGGTCAATGGGACCCTTACGCTTGGGATAAGATGGAAGGGCGTTTTCGTGGTACGTTTGATATGTGTACGCCTATTGTAGATCAAATCAGCGGAGAGATTGAGCAATCAGACTTTAGTTTAAATGTTTCCCCTAGTGGTGGCGATTCCTCTATTGATACAGCTAAGACTTATGATGGGCTTATTCGCAACATTAGAAATATATCTAACGCAGACGCAGTATTTAACGATGCCTCACGCTCTAATGTGATAGGCGGCTTTGATGCTGTTGAAGTTGTTCAGGAGTTTATTGACGGTGATTCGTTCGATCAAGATCTGATTATTAAGCGAGTTCCTAACGCTGTTGATTCAGTATGGTTTGACTTGGGTGCTGTTAAACAGGATATGAGCGATGCTAAATGGTGTGTTAAGTTAATTGCTATACCTGCCGCAGAATATAAAGAAAGATTTCCTGAAGGCTCAGGTCAATCAGTAGGTGACAACAAGCAAAGCCAAGCTAACTTTGATGTTGCTGATTTTGTAACAGTGGGTCAGCTTTACTATAAGAAACAAGTTAACACTGAGATAGTGCAAATGGCTGACGGCTCAGTCTACCAGGTGAATGATGAGTTTGAGTCTGTTAAAGATGACCTGTTACAGCAAGGTATTACAGAAACAAGACGCAGAACCAGAAAGTCATGGCGTGTGCATTCTCGTTTATTTGATGGTGGCGATTGGTTAAAAGATGAAGAGAAAACAGTATTTAACGACCTACCTATCATTCCTATCTTTGGTAACTTTGATATCTTTGAGAATAAAGTTATTTACTTTGGCAAGTTAGAGAAGCTGTACGACCAACAACGCATACTTAACTATGCTATGAGTCGTGACATTGAAGACGGTGCATTATCTCCTAAGAAAAAGTATTGGGGTACACCTGAGCAAGTGGAGAACTACGCAGACACTATTCAAACGCTTAATACTAATAATGATGCTTTGCAGTTATACGATCATGTTGACAATGTGCCACCTCCATTTATGCAAGGCGGAGTTGAAGCTAGCCAAGGCTTACAAACCACGATAGCCAACACTCAACAAATGATATCGGCTAGTGCGAATTCATTTAATGCTTTACAAGGCAATGCTAACCCTATGCAGTCAGGTATAGCAGGCAACCAACAAATAGAGCAAGGTAATATAGGTTCGATTAAGTGGTTCAAGTCATTAGAAGTCATGGTTTGCCAAGTAGGTAAAGTATTAATTAATGCTATCCCTAGAGTTTATGATTCCACTAGACAAGTAAGAATACTTGAAGAAGATGGTACAAGCTCAATGGTTACTTTGCATGATAATGTGTTAGACCAGCAAACAGGCCAGAACGTAGAATTAAACGACCTATCAAAAGGCGATTATGATGTAGTGTGTGACTTTGGCCCTGCTTTCAACTCACAACAAAAAGAAACTACTCAAGCATTCTTAGATATGGCAGCGATTGACCCGACATTCTTACAGCAAGGTAAAGATATCATGCTTAAGAACCTTAGTGTTCCGGGTATGGATCAAATGGCTGAACGTGCAAGAGTTGAATTACTTAACGCTGGCATGATTCCAGAGGAGCAATGGACTGATGAAGAGAAACAAAAGATTGCACAAATGCAAGCAGAGCAAGCTAATCAACCACCTCAAGAAGACCCAATGATGGTAGCAGCAAGAGCAGAAGAGGGCAAAGCTCAAGCGGCACAAATGGAAGCACAGAACAAGCAACAGCAAACACAAGTAGATGCTCAGATTAAAATGGCAGGCGTACAAGTTGACCAAGAGAAGATTAATTTAGAGCGTGAAAAACTACAGTTAGATGCTGCTAAGTTTGAACGTGCTGGAGAGGCTAAGTACAACACTGATTTAATTAGTGCTGACCAGAATCAGCAGAAGATAGATCAGGCATCACTTAAGCAGATGCAGGAAATGTCTTTGAAGTTAACTGAATTAGAAATGCAGGTAGGGCAACAATTAAACAGTGAAGTACAAGCCAATATGCTAACGTTTAACCCTGCTACTGGAGACTTTGAATAATGCCTATTGTTCAAGTTAAAGGGGTTGCTAATCCTATTCAATTCCCCGATAACATGAGCGAGGAAGAGATTAAGGCTGTATTACAGCAGAAGTTTACCTCTGACATGTTTAATAGAGCTACTGGCGCAACATCAGACGCTTTAACTCCTGCTCAGAATACGGCAGCACCATATAAGCCAACACTCGCTGAGAAGATGGGTTCAGGCATTGCTAGCACACTTAAAGATACTGGTATTATTTCAGATAACTATGGCGCTCAACGTATAGGGCGTAATGTTTCAGCTTTAGCAGAGTTTCTTCCGGGTGTTGGTGATGCTACCGCAGGAGATGAGTTTGGTAGGGCATTACAAAAAGGTGATTACGGCACAGCAGCATTAAACGCTGTTGGTACTGTTCCTGTTATCGGTGATATGGCAATTTTTGCAGGCGTACTAGCTAAGAATGCTGATTTAGGCAAACTAAGAAAAGCTAAGTTACTTGAAGATACTGGCGCAGATAGAAACAAGATATGGAAAGAGACTGGCTGGTTTAATGATAAGGGTGATTGGAAATTTGAGATTGATGATAGTGTTAGTAAGGCTAATCCGTATCAAGTAGAGCCTAGCGAGGCTTATTCTAGGTTATACGATGATGCAATTATCGCTGGTGACGGATCACTAAATGAGAAACTAAAATCAATTAAGCCGTACAAAAACTATAAAGCAGACGATCTAATTAACGAAAGAAATAGTAAATGGAAAACGGCAGAGGCCAAGTTTGACGCTGGTGATGAGAATGCGTTAAGTGCCTTTATGGATGACGTTAAAGGTATTGATTCAATGTTGGGTACTATGCGTACTAATTACGCACCAATGCAAGGTTATTTAAAACATGATGAGCTTTTCAGCCAATACCCTGACGCAGCAAATATACACACAAGGGTTGATGATGAAATTAGTTCGTTAGGCGCGTATATTGAAGGCGTTGATAGTAAATACGGCGGACAAGCAGAGCAAATACAATTAAAGCAACGTCCAGATTTTGACAAGCCTAAATCAACAGCCTTACACGAACTACAACACGCAGTACAGCAGAGAGAAAACTTTGCTAGGGGTGGTAGTCCTAGTAATTTTAAGGGGGATTTTTCCAATGTTGATGCGAAGCAATTAGCTAGCACATTTAGTGATGCGGCTGTACTAAGAAGAATGAGCGGCTCTTTAGGTGAGCTAGATAAAGGCACTAAAAGGTTTGAAACGTTACTAGGTAGAAAGCCGAGTGATGATGTAGTTGCTTTATCCTCTAAGGGTGATGCGAACTGGTTGCAAGAAAGAGCTAACATATACAGAGGCGGTGACGAACACGCAGCTTATAAACGCCTAGCAGGTGAGGCAGAAGCACGACTAGTACAAACACGCATGAACATGACACCAGAAGAAAGACTAGCAAGGCCGCCTTGGGAAGATTTAGACGTACCAGAGAACGAATTGATTTATCGTAAAGATGGTGGGATTAATCAAAGTGCTGGTGATGCGGCCAAGAAATCAATAAGGGCGTTTCATGGTACGCCTAATAAGTTTGATAATTTTGATTTGGATAAAATAGGATCAACAAGTGATACGGGTATGTTTGGGAGAGGCTTTTACTTTACTGATGATAAAGGCCTAGCCAAAACCTATGCGAAAAAAGACGGTAGGATAGTAGAAGCTGATTTAGAGTTAAAAAACCCTTATATTATAAATTCACAATCAGACATACCAAGCATAGAAACCCCTAGTGAGACTATGGACGATCTAAGGAACTCAGATAAAAACTATTCGAGACTATTCACCGAAAAGCTACAGTCTCAAGGGTATGATGGTGTTATTGATAATATGACAGGTGGCGGTAAACAGTTTGTTGTATTCGACCCTAAAGCAATCAAACCAGTAAACCAAAACTTACCTATGGATGAGGCTAGTAGCAAGCAACTAATTAGAGATGCTAATAAAGCGTTGAGAGGTAAAGGCGCTTACGTTGGTAATGCTAGGGATGGTAAGTTTGTATTAACGTCAAATGATGGTCATGGTGGTTATTTTGATACGCCACAAGAAGCGGTTGACTCATTTTTAAAACCTAAACCAAGCCAAGGTAGTGATACTAGTTACAGGATAGAGCATACAGCACCAAAAAGGGAAGGGATGAACACACTTGATGACTTATCGGACGCTTACCCAGATGATATTTACAATAGTAACGTAGCTGGTCAGTATTATGGGCATGGCGGCCCATCTAAAGCAATGGATAATCAGTCGGCTAGAATTATATCAGGGTTTAGAGGAAAGCCAGAAAAAGAGATAATGATTTACAGGGCAGTACCAAAGGGAGTTAAAGGCATAAATAAAGGCGATTGGATAACTATAAATAAAGACTATGCTAATTCACATGGTGATTCATGGGTTGATGATGGCAATTATGATGTTATAAGCAAAAAAGTAAAAGCCAAAGATATTGCTACCGATGGCAACTCAATACATGAATTTGGTTATGACCCTAACAACTAGGACTTCTACCTTCACAAGTAGCACTATTATTAAAACACTTAGGGGCAGCTAACATTCTAGTTGCTCCTTTGCCACATTCACACTCAACCACTTTTACGCCATCTTTAACTAATCGCTCATACTCTTTCTGGCATGAGCCACATTTAAAGCGTCTAATCTTTTTCACCTAACACCTCCATCATCTTATCTTCATCGGCTCCAGCTTTTACAGCAGCAGCATGTATAACTTCCATTAACTCTAAAGCATCATCAACGGTTACGAATTCTTTGTCGTGAAGATATGCTTTCAGGTTGATTTGTTTACGGGTGTATTTAATCATTCTTCTATCTCCTTGTCGCGGTAAGATTTTGATATTTTCTTTATTTTATTTGTTATTCTTAACAGATTATCAGCGAGTCCATTAGCCTCACCACCTACAAAAGTAACAATATAATTAGCGCTATTCCCTTTGAATCTACCCTCTAAAGGCTCATCAATCCTTGCTATCCTCTTGGTCGGATAGGTGTGATGGTCATCGTAGCATTGATAGCTAGTAAGTGGGCCATAACTAGTTTTTTTATACTTCACTCTTCTATCTCCTTTAACTCTAAACCGTTTATTAGATCCAAAAGCCTATCATTGTAATAACTTTCTTTTCGCCATCTATCATAGCTATCTCTAGAGATATTCCACCTAGCTAGAGCATCAACGACCGACCAGCCTTTATTGTGAATCATTCTTGTGTATGTGTTCAACGATTATACTCCACTTAATCAGATTGTACCGACTACTTAACAATAAACCTAAATAGTATAATAGTCAATAGGCCAACAAGTAGCCTTAATACTTGCTCCGGCTATCAAAGTCTATGCCTACAAGGTCTTTACACATGAGTGATACTCCGCAAAACGATGATGTAGTTATCGAAGAGGATAATACAGTAATTGAAACAAATGATTCTGCGCTAGAGTCGGATACTAGCAATCAAGTTCAAGATGAATCGAATGAACAAGTTGATGAAGTTGAAGTAGCAAAGCAAAAAGCTAACGAGGCATTTAACAAGCAGTATGGCGAGAAAAAACAGTTAGAGCGTGATTTGGAGGCACAGAGAAAACGTGTTGAAGAATTCGAGCAGGCTGAACGTGAACGCCAAGCGGCACAGGTGGGGAATATTCCTCCTATGCCTACTGATAGTTTTGATGATAATTATGAGCAAGAGTTACAGGCTCATATAAATGCAAAGGCTGCACACGCAGTCTATAAATCACAGCAAGACAGTTATTTGCAGCAACAACAATACAGTCAACAACAAGCGGCGCAAGCACAGCAACAAGCACAGGCAAAATTAGAGCAAGACTTCTTAGCTAACGCGAGAGGTACAGGTGCTAAAGACGATGAAATTACATCAGTCGTTAACACTCTTGTTCAAACTGGTTTAAGCGGTGATTTAGGTCAAGCGATCATGACTGATACAGACGGTTATTTTATTGCTAAACATTTAGCAGCTAACCCGATGGAAGCACATGAATTGAATAACATGAATCCTGTTTTGGCTGGGGCTAAATATGCTGAACTTAAAGTTAAAGCTAGCGCATTGAAACCGAAAACTAGTAACGCCCCAAGCCCGGCAACTAATTTGCAAGGCAATGGCGTTGTTCCTGATGATGGTTATAACAACATTAAGGGAGCGAAATTTGAATAATATAGGAGCCACTCATGGCTAATAATTTTGATAGTAATTTCTCGCGCAAGTTAATGCGCTCTTTCTTGGATAAGTTTGAATCTGAACGCGTCCTAACTAAAAACGTAGATACTCAGTTATTTGCCGGTAAGTTTAATGGCTCAACTGGTGACACAATTGATATCAAACGACCTACTGACTATGTAACTTCTCGCACAGCTACTGGTGATGTGTCGGGCGAAACTAAGTCAAGCATTGTAACTGGTAAAGCATCAGCTACTGTTCAAGATTACTTTACAGCTTTTGTCGATTATGACGAAGCAGACGAAGCAATTAAAATGGATCAGCTTGATGAGCTTTTAGCTCCAATGGCTACACGTATTGTTACTGACTTTGAAACTGACTATGCTAAGTTTATGATGAAGAACACGGCGTTATTAGCTGGTGAAGTTGGTACAGCAATTGGCGCAGGCGGTGACGCATGGGGTGATGTTGCAGAAGCAGGCGCAATGATGCAAGCTACTGGTATTCCTCAAGATGGCGGTTGGTGTTATGCGGTTAATCCGTTTGTACAACGTAAACTCGCAGGCAATGATCGCGGCTTAGGTGGTGAAACGTCAGCAATGACAGCCAACCAAAAAGCGACTATTGACGCTAATTATGCTGGTATGAAAGTGATGACAGCTACAACTTTAGCTAACTATACTACTGGCGCAGGTGCAGATCGTGCAGGTACAGTTGTTGGTACTCCGGTTGCTACTTATGTAGGCGCTAAAGATACAATGACTCAAGTTGTTGGTGTAACAGCATTTCAAGCTAACTTAGTTGTTGCTGCTGGTGAAACTGTAACTATTACAGGTCGCAATCGCCTTAACTTATCAACTCGCTTACCAGTGATTGATGAAACAGGCTCGCAAGTTGTGTGGACTGCTACAGTAACAGAAAGCGTTACTCTTGATGGTTCAGGTGCTGGTAACTTAACGTTAACTGGCCCTGCAATTAACGAAGCTAATGGTCAGTACAATACTGTTGATTCAGCTATTGCTGCTAGTGATGTTATCACTCTTGGTGGTGCTGCTAGCACAATCATTCAGCCTAACTTATTCTGGCACAAGCAAGCGTTTACAGTTGCTTCTGTACCAATTAAGAAGTTGTACTCCACTGATACGGTTGCCACCACAGAAGACGGCTTGCAATTACGTGTTAGTAAAGGTGCTGGATTCTTAGAGAATGAGAATAAAGTCCGTATTGATTTCCGTCCGGCTTACGGCGTTATGAATCCGTTCTTTGCTGGTCAAGGCTTTGGTAACTCTTAGGCTTTAATAGTCTTATCGTAGCGCTTCATTGAGGCGCTATCATCAAGACTGTTAACAGGGGTATCAAATGAACAAGCTATACAAGAAAGACGGAACACCAGTAGAAGTTAATGATTCCTCATTAGAATACGCTCTATCTATTGGTTGGACTAAAACCAAACCTAAAGCTCCAGCAAAAAAGAAAGCTACTAAAAAGGCTGACTAATGGAAACTGCACAGCAAGTTATCAATGATGCTTTACAAGAAATACTTGTACAGGCTTCGGAGCAACCTATCCAAACAGTAGATTTTCAAACTGCTAGACGTTACTTAAATCGAATGATGTCAACAGTACCTTTTGTTGGTTTAGGTTTTACAACTGTAACCAACCCTAGTGACTTGGTGACTATTCCGGATGCTGCCTTAGAAGGTACGATATTTAACCTCGCTAAACGTTTACTATCTTCTTATGATATGCCATTGACTGCTGAGTTAAACCAAAGCGCTAGAGATGGACTAAAAGAGATTAGACGCTTAACTGTTAGTATTCAACCTACAGCGCATCCTTGTACGCTTCCTATAGGCTCAGGCAATGAGCAAGAGAATACGTTTAACAATCAACATTTTTATAACTGCCCTAGTGACGAATTACTTACAGAGCAAGGCGGCTCAATTTTATTAGAGAGTGACACTTAATGACTAGTCAAAAAATAAGCCAATTCAATGTAAGTACATCGCTAAATACTAGTGACCTATTTACGTTTGTAGTTAATGGCACAAACAAAACAATAGCCTATTCTGATTTCAAGGCTGATTTAGGTGTTACAGGTTCTTTGTCACAAACAGGTAGCGCGTTATCAGCTCCTATTTTAGATGTTGTTTCTTCTACTGAGTACCAGATTAGAAATATGGAAAACGGGGCAGGTATTTCCTTTAGTGTTAGCGCTGAAAATGGCGTTATAGGCAAATGGAATGTGTCACAAGACGCTACAGGTGTTTCATTAACTAGCGGCTTGAACAACGCGCAGCCTGTTATATCTTCGCTAACTGCTGGGCAAGGCATATCAATAGTAAAAGATGGTGATGCTGTAACGCTAACTAATACTGTTGACCCAGAGACAGGCTTGTCTAATCGCGTTGTGGTAACACAGGCTAGTGATTTCTCAGGCACTATAGATAGCACTAAAGAATACTTTCTCGATGGTGTTATTGACATGACTGGTTCAGGCATTGAAATTGAAGTGCCTGTAAATGGTATTAATATATCAGGCTATAATTTTGATTTGTCAAAGCTAATATGTAGCGATGATAATTATACGTTATTTACAAGCCCTGTTGGTGGTAGTGGTGATATGCTGGGTAAAGATTACGCCATTGAAGTAACAGGCGCTAATTCTCAGGTTTACAATATAACTGACGCTACAGGCTTTAATGCTTTTGAATTTGCTAGAATCAATTATAACGACTGTACATCATTAGGAACTATCACAGATTACCGCCAAGGGTTAGAGGTTGGTACTGGCCGTTTTGGTGGTCAGCCGCAGTTAACTTTAGCAGGCACTTGGTTGGGTGGTTATTTTATTGACACATCAATAGTTCGTAGTCTTGACGATGGTGCTTATAGTTTATTTTCTGCTGGTGCTGGGTTTGCAATGGCATCACGCTTTAGAAGCAATCAAAACATAGACTTACCTGCTAGTGCTTCATTTATTGACTTTACTGCTGGTAATTTCTCTAACCCGTCAACACTACAACTCGAGGGTTGTATTGTCAGCCGCTCAGGAGTGTTCGATGCTAGTGACGCAAACATCACGCCTAACGTTTCATCTGGTGCCCTAATAAGTAATTGGCGCGGTAATAACGGTATAGGGAATACATTTATTGGTGGTGAGCTAGGTGTTACATCAGAAGTTACCACAACTATAACTACGTCAGGTGTATTTGTTGATTTAGCAGGTACTTTTACAGCATCTGACTTGCAGCACTTTGATGAGCCAGCAAATGGGCAGTTAAGGCATTTAGGAGACTCTCCTGTCGAGTATGACGTTGGCGGTCAATTAGTTTTAGAGTCAGCAGCTAATAGCGTTATTGATTTAAAAATAGTAATCTTTAGAAGTGCCACAACAAGTTTTGAAGATGGAAGGACGCTAAGTAGGGTTATTAATAATCTACAAGGCGGTAGAGATGTTGGTTATTTTGTTGTTAGTGATAATATTATATTAAATAAGAATGACTACATAAAACTACAAGTTGCTAACTCTGGAGCTACAAACAACATAACAGCGGAATTAGACTCTTTCTTTAGAGTGAGCGCCAGATAATGCCTAAAATCAATATACCAATTGATAATGGCTTTTATGTCTCAGAGTCATTACCGCTTAGCAATCAGCTTTGTACTAACTGGTATCCAAACACACCACAAGTACAAGGCGCATTATCTCAAGGGAGCTTATTTGGCAGTGCTGGAATATCTCAAATACAAACTACTGGAGTTATTAAACAAGTAAACAGAGGCGCTCATGTTAAGGCTGGAAAGGCGTATTTTTTAAATGGTAGTGAATTAGTCAGATTAGATAATTCTTTTGATAGCGAAGGTGTTGAAACATTTACTTACACAAGCATCGGAATAATACCCGGTGATGAGCGCGTTAGCATGGCAGATAACGGCACTCAGTTAATGGTGCTTGTTCCTGGTGGTAAAGGCTATATTATTGATGAGACTGCCGGAATTCCATTTTTAGAGATAACAGACCCTAGTTTTACCGCTAATGGTGATCCTCAGATAGTGGTATTTATTGACTCTTTCTTTGTCTGCTCAACTGATAGTAAAAAGTTTATTCGATCGAGCGCTAATGATGGTAATACATGGAGCGCTTTAGATGTTTATACAGCAGAGTCAGACCCTGATGATATTGTAGGGCTACAAGTTTACAGCAATAAGTTATTTGTTTTAGGTTCAGAGGTTACAGAAGAATTTAATAACAATGCAGGTATATTTCAAAGGACAGGCTTTTTTATTGATAAGGGTTTGTATGCTCCATTTTCTACAATAGCAACTAACAATAGTTTTATGTGGATAGGTGGTGGTACAAATGAACGCGCAGCTATCTGGACGTTAAACGGAAATACTCCTGTTAAGGTTTCAACAACAGCAATAGAATCAGCATTACAAAACTTTACCCTAGAGCAAATAGAACAGGCTTTCGCTTATTCTTACGCTAAGAATGGCGCTTATTTCGTTGGTTTTTCATTACCAACTAAAACATTTGAAATAAATACTATTACAGGTAAATGGAACGAAAGAACAAGCCAAATCATAAATTCTAAAGGATTAACTGAGGTTATTCGATGGAGGGTTAATTCAGTTGTAACTGCTTACAATCGCGTTTTGTGTGGTGACTCTCAAGACGGACGTATAGGTTCGATTGAAGTTGATACTTACACAGAATATAACAGCGAAATAATACGCACATTCTCAACTCAAGCATTAAGCGATCAAGGTAACGCAATAATTATCAGCCAACTTGAAGCTACTATGGAGGCTGGTGTAGGAGATTTAACAACAGTTGACCCTAAAATTAGGGTTAGCATCTCTAAAGATGGTAAATCATTCGATAACGAATTAACTAGAGAGATAGGCGAGATAGGGCAATTTGAGCGTAGAGCTATATTTTATCGCCTTGGTAGATATCCTAGAATGTGCATTATTAAGGTTGAAATGTCAGACCCTGTAAAGCCTGTATTTATTAAGTTAGAGGCGAGCATTAGAGGTAGTCAAGGTGGTAGATAGGATAACTCAAATAAGCTTTGACCGCCCTGTTGTAGAAAGTGACGGCTCTTTGACACCTCAGAGCAGGACGTTTTTTAAAACGCTAACAAATCAAGCTTTGATTATAGGCACAGGAAGCCCAGAAGGTGTCGTTATAGCTGAAATAGGCGCTAGTTATATGGATGACACAGGAACAGCAGGTGGTATAATGTACATTAAGCGTGATGCTGATGATGGCGCAGGAGATAAGTCGATAGGATGGGTGTTGGTATGATTGCACAAAGAACGCTAGATGTAGGACTTTGTTTAGAGGTGCTTACAGAGCCTAAGATATTTGATGCTATAAGCGAGGATGGCGCAACCATTAATGATTTACGCGTAGATGTGTTTGATGAGTACTGGATAGAGATAATTGATGGTGACTTGGTTATTGGTGTTGCTCAATTTAAACCTATGTTTAATAAGTGTTTTGATTCGCACATACATATAATGCCAGAGTATAGAAAAAAGCATTCAATCAATGCAGGAAAAGCTTTAATTAATTGGTGTAAAGAGAATTTAAAGGGATGTTTATTATTTACCACTATTCCTGAGTTTTGCCCTAACGTGGTCAGTTTTTTAATGGCGTTTGAATTCAAAGAATCAGGACAACTAAAAAAGGCATGGAAAAAGGGCGGCAAGCAAAACGATATGACTATATTAACGAGGAGCGTATAACATGCCTACAGCAGCAGTTATGGCAGTAGCGGCAGTAGCCGGAAACGTAGCAAAAAACAAAGCTAGACACAGCGCGGCAGCTCAGTCTAAACAAGCAGCAGCTAAAGCAGACGAGCAAATACAAGAAACAACAGGTCAGGCTAGGGAGGATTTGTTAAAGCTATTTCCTGCCGCACAGCAAACTGGCAGACAAGGATTTCAAGGTGCTTTAGATGTATTTGGTCAATCTTTACCAGCGCAAACTGATGTGTTTACTCAGGGCAATATTGGCGCTCAACAGCAAATATTACAAGGACTTCCACAGATACAGAACGCATTGTTTGGTAATCAAGTTGATTACAGTCAGCTACAACCATTTGAAGTACAACAACCAGATTTAGGCTTCTTTCAGCAGCAATTACCAGAAGCGGTCAATCCTTTTGCACCACCAACTAACGCAGATATGGGTGTTGGTGGTGTTTTGCCACCTAACGATCCTTTTATCGGGCCATTACAGACAACCAGAGGAAATCAAATAGGCGGATTCACTGGTTCAGGTGGGTTTAATCGTGCGCTTAGTGGTTTTAATTTAGCTAAATTCAATGGGGTATAAAATGGCTTTTAATCAAGGTATAACACCGGGGTACAACCCTAGAGGCGGTGGCTCAACAGTGCAGCAACGCGGATTAACTGAGTTTGGGATAAGAAGCCCAAATCAAAGAATGCAGCCTTTTAACAACTTTCAAAGGATAAGATAATGATAGCAGGACTAAGAAGCCCAAATCAGAGAATACAACCTTTTAACGATGGGCCTGCCGTAACTCCATTACCAAGAGTTACAGGTGGCTTAAAGCCACCTATGCCTGGTTTTGTTCGACCAGATCCGTCAACAGGTATCGTACCACCTCCACAACAAGTGCAAACTGGTGTTATTGGTGGGTATGAGGATGCGCCATTCATAAATGGCTACAAACCTAAAGGCTCAGGCGTTGTGGACGCTCAAGGGAACTGGTACGGGCAGGGTAGTCCTGAAATGGCGGCATTTAATGGCGGAGGACAATCTGTGCAGCCTCAAACACAGCAACCATCACCACAGTATGGGTTAGGTGGGGCTGAACAAGCTTTACGCGGTGGTGCTTTGGCTGGCGTTGGAGCTATTGAGCAAGGACAGCAAAGCGCACTTAATACATTACAGTATGGTAATCAGTTTGCTCAAAACCAATTACAGCAAGGTGTTGACGCGTTAGGCGGTAACTTTCAAGGTAGCGCGGCAAGTGTAGACCCAAACACAGGGCAGCAGTTATTACAGCAAGGTGTAAATGCTTTAGGCGGTAATTTCGGGGCTGGCGCTCAACAGGTTGATCAGAATACAGGGCAACCACTATTTCAAGATGCTGCTCAAGGTGTTGGTGCTTTTTCTGGTGCAGGCTTACAAGCTCAAGGTTTGCAGTCTGCCTTAAGTGGCGCACAAGGTCAACAAGCTTTCGATCAAGCGTTAATTAACAACCCATTGCAAAACTTTTTAAACCAAAGAGGGCAAGAGGCTTTGGCTAATCAAGCGGCAGCAAGTGGCGGCCTTGGCTCAGGTCAATTTCAAACTGAATTACAACAGTTAGGGCAAGCTCAAGCAGGACAACAATTACAGCAGCAAATACAAAACCTTGGAGCTTTAAGTAACCAAGGGTTACAAGCAGCAGGGCAAAGAGGTCAGTTTTTAAGTCAAGCAGGACAACAACAAGGAAATCTTGCAGGAATGAATGCCCAGTTAGGCACTCAGGCAAATATTGCAAGCGCAGCTAACAGGCTCGGAGCAGCACGAAGCGCGGCTGGTTTATTTGGCCAAGCAGCAGGGCAGCAAGGACAGTTAGCAGGTCAAAACGCACAAATGCAAACACAGGCCAACTTATCTAATGCAGGGAATAGATTAACCGCAGCAGGGCAGCAAGCTAATTTATTTGGTCAAGGTGCTGGTATAGCTTCGGGCATGGCAGGTCAAGGCGCTGGTATGCAATTTGGCGCAGGTCAGAATGTCGCAAACTTATTAAGCGGTGCTGGTCAAAATATTGCAGACGCAAGATTTCAAACTGGTAGAGATTTAGCATCTCAAATAGGTCAAAGCACATCGGCTTTAAGTAATCTTGCAAATCAGCAAGGGCAGGGCTTATCTGGTATAATAGGCGCAGGCGGAAGTAATTTGGCTAATTTATTGCAAAACGCTGGTCAGCTAGATGCAGGCCAACAAACGCAATTAGCGCAGTTGTTAGCAAACCTATCAACAGGAACAGGCTCGAATTTAGCTAATATATCTTTATACCAAGGCAGAAACGCAACCGGATTAGCGCTACAAGGCGGAGATGATAGCCAAGAGTTTATAGGTAACTTAGCAGGCGCAGCAGGTCAGTACTTTGGCGAATAAACCGACATTTAATATAAGGCAAATATAATGGCTTTTAACCCAATAGCAAGATTTAATGAAGGGCTTCAAGGCGCTCAAAGACAAAAGGAAATGCAGAGGCAAAACCAGATATCTGACTTGCAAGGCACGTTATCTGGTCAAGTTCAGCAAGGCGGATTTAATCCTTTAGCTAGTCAAGAATTACAGCAATTAACGGCTTTAGATCCATCATCAGGAGCTAAAACTTTAGCGGTATTTCAAGCTTTAGATAACCAAAGACAAAAAGCATTCTTCCAAGATGCTAGAAAAGGAATTCAATTGTTAGAGGCTGGTGACGGTAATGGTTTTTTAGATTTAGCATCTAATAGGCTTGATGTTGTTCAGCGTCTAGGTGGTGATCCTTCTGATGTAATGAGTGTGCTACAGTCTTTTAATAATGGAGATGTTCAAGGAACGATCAACCAATTAAAGCAGGCTGAACAAGTAGGTATTGATCAGGGGTTTTTAAAAGATACATCAGCGACAAGGCCTGTTAGCGTACAATCGGCAAAAATACTAGATGATGGAACCGTTATCGAAGTCCTTAAAGGTGGTGGTAGGCAGGTTATCTCTCCATCAGGAGAAATACTAACAGGTGAAGATGCCAAAAATGCAGTAGGAGCATCAAGAGATCAGGCGCATAACAGAAAGGTTGAATTAAAAAAACTAGATCAGTCAATTAAGCGCACACAGCAACAGGAGGGCTTGCTGAACGATCAACAAAAATCAATACAGCGCGGAAACATAAGAAGGCTTGGCGAATTATCAGGAACATCAAGCGGTAGAGCATCAGCAGTTAAAAAGGCCACTAAGTTTAAATTAGCATTAGAAAAAGGGGAGGCTTTTTCTGGCGCAGGACGTAAAGCGGCAAGTTTTGTTCCTGGCGTATTCACTAGTCAAGGTCAATTTGATGAAGAGTTTAACGCATTTGCAGAAGTGGCAGCAAGGCAACAATTAAAAGCATCAGGCGAAACAAGGCCAACAGATGATGATGTTAAAGGTATGAAGCAAGCTATGTTTGGCTTAGGACGTGACGAAGCAGTTAATATTCAATTACTAAATGATTTTATACTGGATCAACAAGCTCAAAACAACGAGTTAGATCAATTAATAGAAGCAAGCAAAAGCGGAGTATTAAGTGAATTCACTTTCACACCACAAAACATACAAACAGATATTTCAACACTTTCTGACGATGAGTTATTTAAATAATGGCTACTACTAAAGAAAAATGGCAAGAGATTGCCAATAGAGGCTTGCAAGATAACTTTGACCCTGTAACTAGGGCTAAGTTTGATGAAGCCGTTAATCGCGGCTTAATAGCATTACCACAACAGACACAAGCACCAATACCATCAGCAGGCAATTTAGATGTTCCTGCTGGTGGAACGGCTCCAGCTTTTCCAGAACAACCAACTCAAGACCCTAGAAGTTTAGGTGAAACATTGACAGGTGCAGGCGAAGCAGCCTTGACTCTTAGTACTGGTGCAACTGGCGGTGCTGCTGGATTTCTTGCTGGTTCTGTTGAAGGTATAGCTAGAAACTTGGCAGGAGATATGACACAAGAAGAAGCTCTAGAGTTAGCACAACAAAGAGCTTCTGACTTAACGTTTGCCCCAAGAACAGAAGTAGGACAAGAGATTGTTAGTGATATTGGCGAAGTGGCCGGAACGCTGCCGCCGGTATTAGGTACTGCGCCAGTTGTAGGCTTAAATGCTGCAAAAGTGAGACTACCTAAAAGCTCAAACAAGGCACTAAACGCCATAGGTAACGCAGCACCAGAACAAGTATTAAAAAGCTTTGATAAGAAATTAGGTTCAGATAGATTTCCTCCCCGTATTTTTGGTATGGTTAAAGAGGCTAGAAAGCAGGGTTTCGATGATTCTGTTACCACTTTGATTGCAAATGCTAGCGGTACAGACAAACGCAAGATGGCTAGAATGGTTTCTATAGTCAAAAAAGGGAAAGGCAACGCTAGAGAAAAAGCATTAGTTAGAACTGCTGACGTTGCTGGCGATGCTTTAGTTAAAAAAATAGACTTTGTTAAAGGTAACAACGAGCAAGCAGGTAAACAGTTAGGGCGAATAGCAAAAGGATTAAAAGGAAAAGAAATAAACATACAAGAGTCTATTAATAAGTTCTTTAATGACATGGATGAGTTAGGTGTTATTTTTGACGAGAAAGGAAAGCCAAACTTTGCAGGCTCACAAATTGAAGGTGTAGCGCCAGCAGAAAGTTTAATTAATAAAATAGCTTTACGGATTAAAAGAAAACCAACTCCTGACGCTTTAGAGTCTCACCAGTTTAAAAAGTTTATTGATGAGAATGTAAGTTTCGGTAAAGTAGCGGAGGGTTTAGGTGGTAAAACTGAGCAAGTAGCCAAGAACCTAAGAAGAGGGGTTAATGAAAGTATAAGCGGCATATCTGATAAGTATAGACAGGCTAACAAGCAATTCTCTGATACTGTAACGGCTCTTAATGAATTACAAGAAGTAGCAGGTAGAAAGCTTGATTTTGCTGGCCCTAACGCAGACAAAGCAGCAGGCGTATTATTAAGGTCGCAAACTAACAACACTAAAGGCCGCGCCAATTTATTGACAGCTATTAAAAACCTAGAAGATACCGCTCAAAAATATGGCGGTTCATTCGATGATGACATACTTAATTTATCTATATTTTCTGATGAGCTAGATGCAGTTTTCGGTAGTGGTGCGCGTACATCTTTACGTGGTGAAGTTGGCAAAGCTGGCGTTGATACAGCAATTGATGTTTCTCAAATGACAATACCCGGAGCTTTAGCGGTAGGGGCAAAGGCTGGCGCTAAACGTTTAAGAGGTATAAATGAGGCTAATCAATTAAAGGCTATAGAGAGACTATTAAAAGCTAGGTAGTTATTTGTAAGAAGCTATTATACCAGCGGTAACACCGACAACAGCACAAATGATAAGGTAGTAAAACAAAATGGTAAACATGATAAAATACCTTTTAAATAAAATTAGTATAACACAAGGATTCAAATAATGAGTCGTTTCATAAGTCCGATCACAGACATGAAGCCTAACGGTAGCTTAAGGTTTTATAAGTCTGGTACAAATTCAGTGCTGGTAACATATAAAGATGAGTTGGAGACTATACAAAATCCAACCATAGTTCCTGTACTTCCTAACGGCAATGTTCAGAATGTATTTTACAGTGGTTCAGCTAAAGTTTTATACTTAGATGAATTTGATCAGCAATACGCAGAACGCGACCCAGTAGGCGGAGAAAAAGAGTTAGGTGATTTTACCTTATGGGATGCAGTCGTCACCTATGACTTAAATGATATTGTTGAAGGTTCAAATGGAGAGTTTTACAAATCATTGGCTAATGGTAATCAAGCTGACGACCCAACCACAACACCTACACAGTGGGAAAACATTAGATTTATAGGAGTATGGAATACTAATATAACTTATTCGATTGGTGATGTAGTTCAAACATCTACGGGTAATTTATGGAAAGCTCAAACAGCAACGGCAGCAAACGACCCTGAAACTGATGACGGCACAAACTGGCTACCAGCTATTGACGGCGAAAAGGTTCCTGAGATTATAACTATTGAAACAAGAACAACAACAGTTATACCGCAAACAGTAAGCGGCACATTAACAGCATTAAGGAATAATGAATTACAAGATGGTGGATCATTTGATATACCCTTAGCTAATTCAGTTAGCGCGAATCAAACTATAACTATTTCACAGCCTGATGAATTTGTTAGTTTTGAGCCTGTAACTACGGTAAGCGGTAGTGACACAATAACAGACTCAGACGGAACAGACACAAGCATTACCTTTGATAACTCACAAAGCATTGAAATTATATTAACGTCAGATGGCGTTTCAGATTGGAGACTATAAAATGACGATTAAATTAAGTTTAAAAGGCGGTGGTGGTGGTATGCCTATGCTCGCACCTTCAACTCCATTAGCTAATGGAGTTTACACGCAGGTGGAGGGTATTAACGCTACAGGTGGGCTGACTGAGGTTTTATCTTTAACGGGTAAGTTTGAATTAACATTAATTACTTTCGGCAGTATGAGTTCTTTAGATATGATTAAACTAAAGCTTACTATTGATAGTGTTGATATATGGAACGAAGATCCTTATTCTCCACCACCAGGAACGACTATAGGCCTTATAGGTGGAAACAACGCCACGACTTCTAGGTTTGGAGAATCCTTTCTTGTTAATGAGTCGTTATCACTATCTATCGAAATGAATTCAGATACCGATATAGATCTATTTTACGCAGCGAGACCAATATTATGAGCGCATTAAATTCAGTATTTAAAACAAAAAAGCACGAAATTAAAGTTGCTGGCACAGTTGGAGCAGCTAAAATAAGAGTTATAACAAAACGCTCATTTATGCAAAGGCTCACACAACCAGAGAGAACAGCTATACGAAAATCAACAGATGATATTGTTATAGATATTCACGAAGATTTAAAAATGGCTAGTAATGTTGATTTAGACTTACAAGACACTATTGATGCGGTTGCTTACCTTGGTTCACAAGGGTTATTAACAACTTCTGATGTAGACTTACTTAGGGATGGTGACACGCAAGAGGAATATGTAGAATGAACGAATTACACACAGTAACAGTACCTGATAGCCAGCCTATTTATCAGTTTTATCATTTAGATGTTGAATATGGTGTTTGGGCTTGGCTAGAAGATAGCGCTAATGTTTACACTATAGTTTTATCTGAAATAGTTCCTAGTGGTGGCGGTTACGGGGCTAAAAACCTAATTGCTGAAATAGTTAATGATTCAGAATTAACCACAAAAGAAGACTACCAAACCTTTATGGATGACGTTGTATTACCTAAATTCAATACATATTTATCAAAAAAAGGTGATACTCCTTTGAATAAATTCCCAGGTGGTAGTAGTAGAGTTAACTTTAACTGGATTATTAAAAACAAACTTACTTTTACTAACGGGGCTATTGTTATGGCTACTTTATAATGTATAAAAAACACAGTTACATTTTACGTTTGCTGATATCAATTGACCAGTTTTTTAATGTGCTTCTACTGAATGGCAATGAGGATCAAACAATCTCAGGTCGTGTAGGTTATCGCTCGTATAAGACGGGTAAATGGTACTGGTTAGCGTTAGAAAAGATTATAAATACTATTTTCTTCTTTCATGATAATCACTGTAAAAACTCTATTGAATTCGACAGAGTACCTAAAAATTAAAAAACCGCCCCAAAGGAGTAAGGCGGCTAAAACTGACCACGTTAGCCGTTTTGTAATTCTTTTA